ACTATATAATCACCACCATCTTTCTTTAATTCTATAATATAACCATCTAATTCTGCTTGTGTACCATCTACAGGAGTATCCCAAGAGGCCTGTATCTCTGCTATAAAGGTACCATCGGTATCAGTATAACCACCCTCAACCACAGTAACACTCGCTACATCAGTTACAGGTGAAAATGGGTTGGGGACAGTGGTATCAACAATATCTTGTACTGCAGAACCAAAATTATCATTATAAATAGATGAATTGTATTCTCTACATAGAACCTGTAAGACATCGTTTTCACCTTCTTGTATACCAACAACTCTAAATGCCTTATTAGTCCATCCCGTCACATCATGTGATACGCTTACAATGTCTCCTGGCTCTATGAAAATAGATTCAATACTAGCACTAAAAGAACACAGGGTACTAGAAAATCTAGAGAGATTAAGATATCTTTTAGCCATCCTAGAAGCTTGTGAAAATCTAGTAACACCAAGCAACGAGATTTCTTTATCTAATATATATCTTCCTAATAATAATGCTTCTCTTTCATCTTGGTCTATCTTATCTTCTGCCTGTGCTTTTATTTTAACCCATTCTTGGTCAGGGTCTATATATTGTACCATTATCCTATTTGGCATATTATCTTTAGACGGTTCAGAATACGTAAATGAACCAGATACAATATTATCCATATCAAAAACTTGAACAGCACTATCATCGGATTTTTCAACATTAAGTTTTATTTTTTCTCCAGTAACACTTAAAAATCCACCAAATGTAGATAACATATCATTTAATATATCAATAGTAGAGCGACGTGTATCAATAACGAAGTCAAGTTCAAATCTATATTCTGAACCATCTTGGGCCTCACTAATATCCACATCACAATGTTCTGCAACAGCACCAAAGGTTGTATCATCTATCCAGTTTTGTGGTAGCCCAACACCATATATATCATTTGTGAGAAAATCTCTTATACATTCTGCAGGGTTATGAGAGTATTCTTTATATGTATTAAAATTATTATTTGTAGAATTCCACTTGCGTATCTTTAAACCTTGTACGATACAAGTTACTACTGGATTTCCACCTTTAAGTTTTTCTCCAGCTGTTAATGTGTATGCGAGGTACGCAGTCCGTTTTAATCCCGCTACTGGTCCTGCAGCCCTAGCATCTATTGTTTGTGCTATAGTCCCTGTATATGCATCATACGTACAGTCAGTAATATCTGTTAAGACTAAATCATTAACACGCACATCAGAGATGCCTTGTATTTCTCCTTCACCCAATACCTGTATTCGTTGAATTGTAGTACCTGGTTCAGATTGCCATATAACATTCCCTGCCATCTTAACTCTACCATATATAATTGGTAGCGGAAGCTGATTAGTTACTGTATGTGAGAGTGCACCAAATCCATAGGTAGGTGAACTGGCATTATAGCCACCATAATCACCAAAATCAGGTGGTTTAGGAGGGTCTAAGAGACCACCTATAGAAGCACCAACAGATGCAACACCGGCTAATAAGCCTACAGCAGCCCATCCAGTTATCATTGCAGCTCCAACAGGAGCTCCAAATCCACTTAATATAAGCAGACCACCGACAACAAGACCCACCGCTGCTCCGATAGCCTGTCCGACAGAACCACGTATCTGTTTCTTTTCTAGTGCATCTAATATTACTTGTTTCTTATCTTCCATTAGCTCTTACACCGCAATAAAATTTGCGTTCCCAAAATAGATTATTAAGTTTGCTAACACGACTTGGCTTGTTTTCAATCTGATGTAAAAACTTACCAAACTTGTCAACCATAATTCCCATGTGTCGTACCTCACCTTTAATCTTAAAAAATACTACATCAAACTCCTTTAAATCTTTAATCTCATCTATGATTGTGCCATGCTTAACTGCATTTTGTATCATATTATAGTTTGCATCTACTAAACTGGGTGATTGTTCTGGTAAATCCATGTCTAGTTGTTCATGTAATACCATCTTTACTAAGCCCAGGCAATCACAATTTGTTTTTGTATCGCCTCCCCATTTCCATGGTATATTCAAATATTGATTTGACCACATGATAACCCCCTATGCTTTTATGACCATCTCGGCCGGTAACGTAAAAAAACCACCAAACGCAGCTGAATTGCCAAGACCTGAACATCTGGTAATAGTTTTATCACAACCTCGTTTAATGGTATATGTATCTCCTGCTGATGGGATTGTATCTAATGTTCTGTTTAGGGTAACGCTGGTGTCTTTTACCGAATCAGTAACCATTCGCTTAGTACCACTGTTAGCTCCTGCTGTAAACTCAAGCTCACCATAATTCCAATAATCATTTGCTTCAGTTCTCTCCGTATCGTTTATAACTGATACTGTAGAACCTGCATCTGTAGTTCCACTAGCAGTAGCATATAATGTAGCTGCATCTAATCCATCAGTACATCCACTAGCAGCAAATTTCCAAGGACATGACAGTGTATAGCCACGCTTAGGAGCCTCAACTTCAAAAGTACCAGCCCTAGATACACATCTCATTTCCATTACTTGTTCGCCTACTGTAGGTATATCCATGATTCCGTTAAATAAATAAACGTCATCATCAACACCCCATGTACCAGATATATCTGCAAAAATCTTTCTTATTGTTACTCTACGACCACGAAATTCATTACTGCTGAGATATGAAGACATAGATAGGTTAACATTGTCTAATCTAATAGTACAAGCATCAACTCTTGTTTCTACAGTAGTTTGTATTTCCCCCCTAGATATGCCTAGTGCAGTATATGTTTGCGCATCTCCATCTGGGTCAAAGAAACTTACATCTCTATTAAATGCACTAAAATGTAAAGTCTGGTCATCTAAATAAATATCATATATTTCAAGAGGTTTCATTGCCTCTGTTTCTAATATTCCACTAACTATAGCTGATGTATCTCTCACAGTACCTCCACTAAATCAAACGTAATATTATAATTATCTTCCCCAGTATATTCTTGAGTTATGGTGTTTTCTGAAAATCGTACTTTATACTTAACCCCATCATCAGGGTTAGACCAATAAAAGGTTTGTAAATTATGTTTTGTATCATAGAATTCTATTATATCTGAAGCTGTGGTTCCAGCAATATTGATAAATTGAAGAGAAAATGAATGCTTTGGTGTAGCCCACTTGTTTCTACGCCTTTCTTTACCATATGTCGTGTTAGTTATAAGTGTATTGTATCCAATGATTTGTGAGAATGAAGCATCAGGAGTCCAGGTAAAAGCAAATATCTCATAAGAACTTGCAGGAGCAGCAGTTGCAGTAATAGAACCAGCATAGCTTATAGAGGTGGCAGTAATAACTACATTGACTATGTTGCTATCAATAACCTGGTCTGTATTAGAGTCAACTACATTAATAGTAAATGGCATAATTCACCTAGGATAAAGTTATATTTGGTGTTATTTTTATTGAATCCCCATCGCTTACATCATAAGGACCATCAGAAAATTGTTCTATAAACATTAGTTTACCACTGCCATCAGATGATGTAGCAATAAAATATCCATAGCAGTTACCCCAATCACCACCGCTAGCATCAAAAGTTTGCTCTGCATAACTTGCCACAGAGTTTAATACAGTCCACGTTCCCCTAGATAGGGCTATACGTGCATAACCGTCACCACTATGCTCAGTTAAGTCTGCTAGCACTGCTGTTTCGCTAGGTTCTGTTGTTGGTGCTGTATACAATCCAATATATAATGTAGTATCTACAGCTTGTGAACCAAACAATATATCAGCTATTCTATGTTCTCCCTCATTAACCAACTTAGCCATACTATCTCCTTTTTAAAAATGACACCCAAAAAACAAAGCATTTGTCTCTAACCCTGATGATCCCCCATAACAACCCATATCAGGGTTAGCATTTGGCCACGCTACATTATCTATATCGTTAGCTGGAGCTCCAACACTTGTGCCTGTGTTTATACAAGGACTTTCACCGCCACCTATATGGTAATTATCTGTTGCAGCACTTGTAAACTTAGGGTCTGCATCTATGTTACCGTTGCTTCCTGTTGGGTCG